GAAAATCTGAAAAGGTTGATAAGTTTTTAAAATCACACTACTTAGAAGTAGCATTAAGAAGTTCGTTAGCCGTTAAGGGATTAATCATCCCAAACGGTATAGGTATTATTGATTTAGATTATCTTGATGAGATTGGATTAATAGTACATTATCCGTATTCTGAAACAATATACAAGGTGAATGATAAAAGATTTAAAATCAAAAAAGGTGACAAAGTTGCTCAATGCACACTTAAAGAACACAAAGGCTATTTAATGGGATATGAAAGTGATGTTATCCGTGAGGGTGGTTTTGGTAGTACAGGAAAATAATTAAAAAATAAAGGTAGATAAATATGTATAATAAAGTAGTCTTGGTAGGTAATTTAACAAGAGATATTGAACTTGGATACTCTCCTAGCGGGATAGCAATAGCAAAAACGGCTATTGCTACAAGCCGTAAATTTACAAGTAACGGAGAAAAAAAAGAAGAGGTATGCTTCATAGATATTATTTTTTTTGGTAAAAGCGGTGAAGTTGCAAATCAGTACCTTAGAAAAGGTAGTAAAATCCTTGTAGATGGGAGATTGAACTTTGAACAATGGATTGCAAATAACGGACAAACAAGAAGTAAGCATACCGTAATCGTTGAAACTATGAAAATGTTAGGCAGTAAGAATGATACTCAACAATCAAACAACAGTCAAGCAAATTACCAACAACCGCAACAACAAGCACAACAGAAACAACATCAACAAAAGCCTATAAAAGAGATTGATATTGATGAAGATGAAATACCGTTTTAACAAAATGAAAAAGGAGATAATACGGGTACACGGGAATAGCCCTATTTTTAGGGCTATTTTAACCGTTTTAAGGTTTGAATAAATTTAAATTTTGTAGCCTATTTGCAACAAAACTTCAAAAATCACGCATTATAAAGCAACTCATAATTATCTTCACACCTAGTTCCAACCTGCTTACACCACTTGCTATCTTTAGCTTGTCGTGCGGCTTCTTTAAAGTCCTTATCCTTTATAGCTTGTATCATATTTTTAAATCCTGAAAATCTAGGCTTGCCCAAATTGAACATCATATCAGTTAATGCTAATTGAACATCATAAGGTAAGTCGCTAAAATCTTCAAATATGCCGTGTAAATCATTACTAACGATTTTAAGGTCATTATTAAGCATATAAAGTGCTTCATCTTCGCTTATGCCGTTGTCATCAAGATTACGACCTACGCCGATAGTAAGCTTGCCTACCGTGTCTGTGTATGGTTTTAACACCATTTTCTCGTGTTTTGTTATATACTCTTCAATTTTCATCTTGATACCCCTTTTGTATCTACACCGTTTTTCTTATCAATACTTCTCATAACTCCTACGCCCAAAATTGACATTAATAATCCAATAATATCTGCATTACCCAAATCTGGAAAAGTTGGAATAGCTGGAACAGTTGTTGTAATCTCTGGATGGTATGTTAAATAAACTTGATAGCACCACACTAAAGTAATAACTATCGATTTAGGAATATACATAAAAAATAATGCTGTTACGCCTACCCATCCTACGGCTGGTCTCCATCCTGCAACAAAAATATTCGGGTGCTTTGCCTCTTCTTCATTTATTTTAAGTTGCCCTTGCATCAGTGAATTTTCAAGTTTAGTTAAATCATTAGCAAGTTTTTGCATCTCCAACGGGTCTTTTATTTTTTCACCTGTTATTGCTTCTCTTATGCTTGTAAATAATGAGCCAACATCATTCAAATTAAAATCTAATAATGCCATTTTTAACTCAAGGATAATAAATGAAATTTGTTTAACAATTCTAGTAATAGCATTGCACCCATAAGCATATAAAGGACTCTCTCGATTTTTATTAATCTTTTATCAATTTCGCCATATTTTTCCATTTCTTTTTTATCGTGATTTACAAAAGTATCTTTATGAATTTTAACCGAGTTGCTTATAAAATCTAATTTATCAAAGATATTCTTATCCACCATTTCCATCTTTGCGACCGTTGTTTTTATAGTATTTAAGTCATTTTCTATTTTTTCCATTTTTATGTATTTGCCCTTTAGCTCATCTACATCTTTTTGTAAAATAGTAAATTTTGAACTTATCTCTATTATTTTTTGCTCCATCTTTTTACCTATTTTTTTTTCTGCAAAAATAGTATTAAATATGATGCAAGCAAAACAATAGTATTTTATTCGTTTTGCTCTTTTTTAAGTCCACTTTTTGAATATGTTAAGCTATTTAATCCTAATTGCTGTAACACACTTTGTTTTGTGGTTCTTGGTACAACAACCTTGTTTGTTTTTCTCTTCTTTTTGCTTCTTGCTAAACTATCTATCATATCCCATCCGGAATACGCTTGTGCTGGCAGTGGAACATAGCTTTTAGATAGGTATTTAATGTAATCATAAGCTTTATCACTTGCTTTTTTGTTTTTGTATGTTACGGGTCTGCCATAATAAGCATTAATCATACCGCTCGCACTATTTGCAGTGAGTATATTTACTATTGCATTTGTTGTAACACCACTCACGTTACTTATAAAAAAGTTCACGGGGCTTAAAAGTTCTACATAAGGTATCCATCTATCGGTCTTTACAGTTGTTACATTTCCATTATGCGAGCTTACGCCAAACCTACGACCTTTAAAATCTTCGGGCTTATTTGTGTTAATAAATGGAATATTATCCATAGGCGTAATATCTCCGCCCGTGAGTACATATTCAAGACCTGCAAGCGTTCCCATTGCAAGAGTTGCTTTTTTAGCACCTTGCTTAGTTCTCAACATTTTATAAATAGCTGGCATTGTGTAGTAACTCCAAGAGATAAAAGGACTTACTCCTGAATCTCTTAAATATCTATAAGCTTTTGGCATCGGTTTTGTATAATCGGGCATTATTGTTAAAACCGCTTTTCTTGCTTTGTCTGCATCCATATTAAGCTTGCTTCTAAGGTGAGCATACATCGCTATTCTGTTTATTGCATCGCCATTATGGTAAGCATCTTCTGTAAACTTATCAATTTTTCCTAAAGTAGTAGTTCTTACCTGTTTCTGACTTCCTTGTAAAATGTCGTTTAGCTGACTTCTTCCTAATAACCCGCTCTCTTTAGCTTCGATAAAATATTTTAAATCTTCTCCCATTTCTGCAAGTTCTGCAAGTTCACTTTTTGTAGCTTTTCCTAACATTTGTTTTTTTAGTAATTCTTCATATTTTTTGCCTTGCACCATCATCTTGCCCGCTCTTCCGACTGCTGTAACAATTTCATCTGCTCTCATACCTGCTAAGTGCATCAAGAATAAGTTACTCAAAAAGTTATTCACGTGAGATGGTGCGTTCCAAACAGTTTTAGATTTTTTCCACAAAGATAGATAGTTTTTCCAAATTCTACCAAATGCCCCATCACTACCGTGAAAAGTGTTAAATAATTCATCATTTCTTGCACTTAAATCATCGAGTACATCCTTTCTGATTACCTTTCCTGCAAGCACTCCGTATTTAGGATTATTTGGAACTTTTGCAAAACCTTGTTCCGAGAGTTCATCATTGCTAAATTTTTCTGCATCTTTAAGAATTACGTTATCAATTCCTTGTATGTGCTTTATAAAGTTTGCATTATCTACCATTCGCTTCAATCTCATTAGAGTCTCTGGTGCTGATATTGAAACATCTGTTATCTCTCCCATCGCTTCACGCTCTTCTTTGCTCCAATCTCTTCTAAGTTCATATTTACCGTTTGGTAGTTTGGTTAATCTTTGCCCGCCTTCTCTTAGTGGCTTTTGCGTGGATGCAATAAATGACGGGTCTATTAAGAGTTTGTTTGCTTGTGTTGCACTTATCTCTTCTATCTTACCTCTCTTTTGAATTTCATCTATTTTAAACCCTCTTTTCATAAGCCCTTTGATGTCTTGAAAAAAGTGTTTTTCATAGTTTCTATGGATATAATGACCCGCCCACTCATCATATTGCTCTTTTGATAAAACACCTAAATCTATTAACTCTTTGCTCATATCATCGATGCTTTTTTTGATGTTGTCTGCAAGCGGTTTTAATGCTTTTGGTATATTTGCTTCATCTCCTGTGATGTAGTTGTGCATAGCTATTCTATCTGTTTTATTAAGCTCTTTAAGTACATTGTGTAGTCTTTCAAGTTTTACACTCATTCCGTTTGTTGATGAGGTAGCATCTTCTCTTAGGTTATGATACTCTGCTCCTAATGTGTCTGTAAAGTTTCTCATTAACCAACTTGTTGCATCTCCCCAATCTTTCCTTGTCTCTTTATCAACAAGATTAATTACGTGTTCATATCCTTTTGATTTAGCTTTTTTGATTTTTTCTTTAAAAGCCTCTATGCTTTCGCTCATATTTTTAAATAAATCACCATTAGAATTAGAACTATTGAACTTTAAAATAGCATCTTCCGGTGCAATATTTTCACTACTGTATGGTGCTATTTCTTCTCTCTGCTGTGGCGTATAATCTGCTCTTGCCTGAACATCCCTTGCTTCAATCTCACCTGCTAGTCTTTGGTACATATCAAAGGCTTCCTCTTTGCCTCTTGTTTTGTATGTATCTTCAAGTTTTTGAAGTTTATCCATCATTTTGTCTTTGATAAAATCGTCTGGTTCAAATTCTAGTTCATATTTCAATAAATCTATTTTATTCTTTGCATCATTGTAAAATTCTTGTGCCGAGCCACCCCGTGCAAAGCCTTCTCTTCTTTGAATCGAGTGTTGCAATTCGTGCAATAGTGAAGATTTTATTTCGTCTTTAGTCAAGTTTGAATTTAAAACAATTTCATTTTTCCCGCCGTCGTAGTAACCGCTTGCTCCCTTTGGCATATCCGTAAATGTTACTTTTGTTTCAGATAATTTAGGGTAGTTATCAAAGAGTTCTTTATGCTTAAAAATTCTTTTTAAATCAAAAGTACCATTTTTATCAGTTTTCATTTCGTTTAAAATTTCATTTTCTAATGTTGTGTATTCTTTTTCTGTAAACTCTCCATCTGTAAATCTTTTATACAGTTTTTCTATTCTATTTTCAAGTTTTTTATTTAAGTTGTTATTTAATACTTCTATTGGTTTTAAGTCTAAAACTGCTTTACTATCATCTATTTCAAATCTATCTAATGTATCATATTTGCCTTCAAAAGTTTTTCCTGCTTTTGCCTTTGCATCAAAACCTTTTGCTTTGCTTCCTGCAAACAGTCCTGCTTTTACGCCT